CATCAGCATCACGGAAGATTGCCGTGTTTTGAGAATCGCCCCCGGTACGATGACGATATTCTACTACCTGGTCATCGGATACGGTAAGCGGAATTTGAACAGCGTCGCCATCCTGGGCAGTTGGAAGGGCAGCAGTGAAATAATCATGTTGCCATGCACGACGAGGCGGAACGGTTTCAGTTAATGGCTTATAAGCCGTTGTATTGTCTCCAGGGACAAGAGCAGTAAAGAACTCGTTTTGGAGGTTTTGGTCACGATAATACTCATCATAGATTTTCCAGAAAGCAGCCACCTGCATAGGTGATACTTTTTCAGGAGTACCAGAGGGAAGGTCAGGAGCAACAGGCATGCCAAGATAATCGGCAATGCAGCCAATACCAGGTTGGACATCGGTAGCGCCATAGTTCATGTAAGGCGCTTCAAGGTCTGTTTGCTTCATAATCCACTTTTCCCAGTCAGCCCACAGCAAACGGGTAGGGACAAAGAAGTAATGCGTATCAACGCGAATACGATGCATGACGGGAGATACCAGAGGAGCGAGACGCAACATATTTTGAACACTAATACGAAACGAATCGCCCGGAATAACTTCCATACAACAGGTGGGAATCAGTTCACCCATATCAAAGGATAATTTGACATCATGGGTAAGATCGAATCTGTTACTTTTTACCGGCGGCAGTTTAACAGAATTGAAAATGTTTTTAGACATAGTTTAAAAGTTTAAAGTGAAATTAAAGCCAGCTATATTGCTACGGCTGGCATATCAAACACACAATAGGGACTACAGACGAATACCACCACGGGCAACCAGGTAGCCACGACTGTAAGATTTCATACGACGGCGACCACGATAGCCGCGACGACGTGAACGGGAACGAGGACGAAATTTCATAATGCAATTTATTTAAAAGGTGAAAAATTAACGTTTCCAGGAGCCATAAGGCATAAATGACTTGGGAAGATCTTTAAGATCTTGAACATTGAACCAGGCATCCAGGGTTTTTGCAATAGCGCGCGCCCACATAGGGTCATGAGGGTAAATGCCCTGGCGTTTTAACTCCAATTCCAGATTTTTTAATTCGCTATCCAAAGCAGTATTTGAAGTAATAGCCTTAATACGGTTAATGTCAGCACGTGTATGCGCACGCTGGATAAGCATAGAAGCCATACGCTCCTTTGCCTCGAGGACATTAGAAGCATTCATAACAGCTTTTCGAGCATTTTCGTCGGTAGTATAATCGATGTCTGCTTTGAGCTTGCGTACTTGCTCTTTTCGGTATTCAGCGGATACATCGGCCATCATCTTATCGAAAGTAAGTTGAAAGCGGGTTTTCTCCTCTCCAGTAAGCGTTGCAAGGGTTTGGGCGGCCTTTAACATAGCCTCATTTTGAATCACCGTATTTTGCTCCATAAGATTATCATGTTGTGCCTTTTTGATATCCAGGTCATACATGGAATTCATGTAAGTAAGGCCAGCCATTGAGACAGCATCACCCATAGAAGCGGGACGAAATTCAGGTCTTTGTACATCGGGCATTTGAACAGAACCGGCATTACCAGAATTGCCTTGGCCATAGATAAGGTTTGGGTTAAGACCAGCTTCCTGGAAGCGCTTCATTTGAGCAGCAGGTGAATTGTACTCATTTTGCATTTCCCAGAATTTAATTGCGTCAGCGTATTGACGCTCATACATGCCTTGGGAAAATATTTGAGATTGAAAGTTTTGTTGGTTTTGGGCCTGTTGGTTGAGAAAACCACCAACAAGGCCAGCACCTGGACCAATTAATGCGGATAGTGGCATATAGTTAGTTTTTAAAGATAAACAATAGTGTGGGGGGATACTTAATAAATTAAGTTTTAGCCCCCGGCGCAGCCTTAACGGCTGCGCTTTCTTGACACACCCTACTTGCATAGGTGTTTTGTAGCACCTTCCTCCATGCGCCGCTTCGCTTTGCAATAGTACGGTGCTTTTTGACACCCCGCAAGCGGGTTAGTGTCAATCAGCAATAATACATCAAGAAGTTTATTGCTGGAGTGTGTAAGCGTACACCTTAGCGCGCTACGCTTGCATCCGGTTTGGCGGCCGTAATTTTTCTCCTTACGTCGAAAAATAACCGCCGCCAAATCCGGTATATTAAAGTTAATTACCATCCGGGGCGGGTACATCGTCCCGGAGTGGTGGGTCAGGGTTTGGCTTTTCAGCCTCTTTTTCAGCCTGTTTTTTAAATGAAGATTTTCGACGAACTTCGTCTATACCATCGCGAATGTCACGCGCCAGATCAAGGCGCTCCATTGGGTCCATTCGCTCAACATCTGGAAATTCTTCGTCTCCCAGGTAAACAGGTTCAAACGTTGTAACATTTTGACCACGCACGAAGCGATCAACTAAAGTTTTGAGGGGTAAGGTCATACCGGGAATAGCTTTTGATTTACCGGTATAGACTTCGCCAGTAGCACCGGCGTAGGAATTCCAACCTTGATGTTTCATATTAATATTTTTTATATGTCTCGCTTTTTCTGGCGAGCATAAAATGAATGATAACGCCCATAGCGTTTTGACTCCTTCCATTGTTCGTAGGTGAATTCGGTACCACCATAAACCTGTTCATACTCTTGACGATCAATAACATCATTATCAATCTGAATAGCTTGAATGATTTTAACCTGTTCTCTCTTTTCGTCGTCACTGTATATCTTATCACGATAATAACGAGGGAGGGCAACACGATGCCCTCCCAATTTCGTGGCATAAAGCCTGGATAAATCCGCCTTGTGGTATGCTATCATATGGTCGGTGAGATAATTAGCGCCAAGAGCTTTCGACATAAGTGGAAATTCAAGCACACGGTCGTCACGACCTACAAATGGTTTCCACCCAGGATAAAGCGGATTACCTCCAGGCTTATCAATATATTTCATCGTATAGGCGATCGAATCGCCCGTCACAGTTCCAATATCAACCCTACCGAGACCCCATGCATCATGTATATGTTCCAGGTTCTCAACGCCAAAAATAATGGCGTGAAAGTGTGGCCTATTATTAGTACTACCATATTCGCCGACAGCATAATATTTAAGCTTTGCAGGCGTGAGTTTTCGAAGACGCTTCATAAATAACTGAAAGTCCCGCTTTTGCAAAGTCATAAAGCCATTTGGCGAAATAGGCACATACCTGGTATCATAGGTAAGTGTTACAAAGTGAGAATGATCGTATAGCTTTTCCTGTTCAAGCATACGAAAAACCCAGGAATTAACCCGCCTCATTTTACAGGGCGGACACTTACCACAAGGAACCGGCACTTTTTCAGTAGCGGCCTTCGGTAGGACATAATATGGAGTGTCACAAATCATCTTATAAAACAGATTTTACGAGCAGTATCTCATCTTCACGGAATACGTGTTGACGACAATTGGGTTCCATAATAATAACGTTACCTCTAAGTAATTCACTATCTCCCTCTTTAAACAAAAATACACCGGAAACCAAACGCCATTTTCTACCGGCATAAGTTTTAAACTCATAACCAGGTTTAACATGAACAGCCCTAAGGGGCGTACCTTCTACTCTAGATGCTCGGAATTCCATATTTTGGTAATTTACGAACTGCGGAAATATTGTTAAACACATGGGCGTAAATATGATTTACGCCATCACTGGGCACGGCAAAAATGCGGTTATCGGGTACACATTGCACAAAGTTTTCATCGAGGACAGGCTCCGAACCAAATATCCTGCCAAGGTGCCAGAATGACAGAGTGTCGCGAAATTCTCCAGCTACGCGGGAATTCATGTACTTATATTCAGCATACCTGGGCACGTAGCCGAAAAGGAGATCACGGTTAGCCGCAGCCAAATACAGTTCCTTAATAGCAACCTCTTGCTCACCAATATTGGCGAAAGTAGGCCATGCATAGTCAAGAGGGTCAAGGCGGGAAAATTGACGATGTAAACCCTGCTGATAGGCAGTGTCAGGACGAACAGAGATAATACCAATGATAAAGCCATGTTCTTCAGCACGGAAATTGAAGGTTTTACCACCACCTACAGAAATACCGTGACCAGCCATTTGGCCGACTGCAATTTCCTCACCGGATGTAGTATCCTGGGCAGTAGCCAGGACTTCCGAAATAACCATGTTTTGACGGGAACCACCTATGTATTCAGGACGCTGTAAACGAGCGTCAGAGGAACGAACGCCAAAATGGGAAAGGATACCTTCAATGTATCTTTTACCGCCTCTTATATTGCGTTCAAGCCATTCCTGGAGACGGAAGGCACGGCGAAGCGTATTAATGTCAACAGCGTCTCCCTGGACATCGACAACAAGTGTGCCGTTGGGATCGAGGGCGCCAGGGTCACCGTCAACATGGAGACCAGCAGTAAGCGGAGAAGGGCCGGCAGCCTGGGTAATTGAACCGATAGACCCAATGTTGCCATCAGCATCACGGAAGATTGCCGTGTTTTGAGAATCGCCCCCGGTACGATGACGATATTCTACTACCTGGTCATCGGATACGGTAAGCGGAATTTGAACAGCGTCGCCATCCTGGGCAGT